AACATCCTGGATCGCTTTCGCGCAATGGGCTGGGTGCCACCTTCGGAGGTCAAGAATGAAAAAGCTGCTTAATGGCCTGCTGGCCCTTCTGATCGGCACCGCCTTGGCCATCCTGCTCATGGAGTGGTTTGTCGGCTGCGGTGAGACATACATTGACTCCAAAGGCGAGCGCCACAAGTACGCTTGCATGTTCTTGGACCTGAAGTGAGCTGCTGCAACCTCAAGAAGATGGCCACCGCCATGCTGGTGGTGCTGGCCGCAATACTGGTGGTCTGCCTCTGGATCGTCCTGATCGCAGCGTCTGCTGCCTTGGCACCAGAGAGGCGCATCATCGACTGCAGCATGGCATCGTTTCACCCTGACTTTACGCCAGCCATGCGCGAGGCGTGCCGTAAAAGATGAGCTGCAACCAGAACTGCCGCCAGGGCCGGGACTGCAACTGCGCAGGCTGGCACATTGTGCCGCTGAACGACCTGCGCGACCACGAGGCAAACGGTAGTTGCTGGTGCAAGCCGACGCTGGACGATGGCGTCTGGCTGCACCACTCAATGGACGGCCGCGAGGCCTTCGAAACAGGCGAGCGCCTGCCGTCTTAGCCGATCATGCCGGTGGCCTTGGCCTGCACATCAGCCACGCGCCTGCCCCAGCCCTTGCCGAAGGTTGGCCAGGTTGGCAGGTCCATCAGGAATGACAGCCGGCGCTTGGAATAGTCCTCGACGAGCTGCTGCGAGTCAAAGGCCGACACAGCCGCCAAAGTCTTTGGGCCTATGCCACCATCCTGCTCGACGCCAACGCACGCCTGGAGCCACTTTGCAGCCCTTCCTGGGCCGCTGTTGATGGCGGCATCGAACACAGCGTAGTCCACGCCAGACGGCAGCTCATCGCCGCGCACCTTGTCCCAGTATTTGGTCTTGTACAGAGGTGCCACATCGGCAGGGGTGAGCGCACGCATGGCCTTCTCGTCCACCTCATGGCCGCAATGCTCCTCCCAGACCTTCTTGGTGCAGCCGAGGTTCGTCATGCCGCCTGGGTCTTTGGGGTGATTCACAAAGCCGCCCTCGTGGTGTAGGACAGCAGCCAATGCAGCGTCGAAGTTCTGTTTCATGGCGTCTTCACTTGGTGGTTTTGGAGAGCAGATCGGTCTTGGCCTGCGAGCCAGCCGAGCTGCCGAAATAGTAGGCAATGATCCCTGTCCAGGCCGTGCCAAGGCTGCCAAGCATCATCAGGATTGCCGGGTTGCTACTGTCGATCTGGTTGAAGAACATCATCACCATGATGCCGAAGAAACCAACAGTGACCGCGCCGGCCAAGATGGGAGGCATCATCGAGCGAGTCGTGGCCTGCATATCCCTGGCGCTTTTGCGATCCTCGACCGCCAGCTTCTCGAAGTTCAGGCCCAGCTCCTGAGCCTGTTTCTGCAGTTCGATCTCAGCCAACTTGACCTGGGCGATCTGGTCGGCCGTCAGCTTGTTGTTGGCAATCAGGTCGCCGACTTCCTTCTCGTCAACGCCAATGGCCTTGGAGACTGCCGAGACAGCCATACCGGCCAGTGGGCCACCGAGTGCAGTGGCGATGGTGGGTGCGATCTGCTTGAGCCAGTCCATGATTACTCCTTCTTGGCGGTAACAACGTCATCACCCTTGCGAACAGTAATTTTATCGCCTTCAACGTCCACACGCATGGGCTGCTCTGGACGATCCAGACGATCTAGTTTGTTGATCAGGTCTTTGATGACCTCGAACTCGGGCTTCTCTTGCTTGGCGTTTGCACCAGCAATGCCGTTGAGCATGGAGATCAGCGCAGTCAGAGCCGCTCCCAGAAGACCCATGACTGCTGCGATCTTCTCGTTGTCGAGCACGATGGACGCGCCCACGCCGATGCACACGATGAACGTGATGTAGAACAGACCTTGCTTGCCGATGGCACGGCCGGCAACGTCCTTGGCTGGAGAGGTGGCCTCCAACTTATTCAGCTCGACCCTGGCCTGCTCTTTGATGATGGCCAGCTCGCGGGATAGATCGTGCTCGGACATGGTCAGTGCTTTAAGTAGTTCAAGGCGTAACCGACCACAGCCGAGACGCCAGACACAATGCTCATGCCGAACCACAAGCCGCCCTTACCCTTGTTGGCCAGGGCAAGCAGCTCCTCGACGTTGCGCTCCATCTTGTCGACTTTCTTGTCCATGTCCTGGACTTTCTGCCACAGGACGCCGTACTTCACCAGATCGATTTCATTGCTCTCTGACATCACGTCTGTCTCCAACATCACAAGCCTTCGCCAGGCACGATGTAGACCGTCGAGGCAGAGGACGCAGCGCCACTGAAATAGACCGTGCGGTTGAAACGCAGAATCTCCACGGCACCAGGAACCAGCACGATGGCCGGAGACGGGTTGCCGGCCACAGGGGCCACGGCATTGGCAGTCGCCAGTGCAGCAGTTGATCCGACGCCCAAGAACACAGTGTTTTGACTGTTGTTGACGATGCGGTACTGGCCCATGCCCTGGGCATCAAACTTGTCGTATACCGGAGCCTGGACACCAGCAGGAGGTGCAACAGCCGCCGCGATGACTACGGTCTCGCCTTGCGGATTGAATGCGATTTGACTGTTGGTTGCCATGTCAGACTCCTTGTGCAGCAGTTGCTGCTTTGTATGCCTCAATCACTTCAAGCGTGTGAGTGGCAGCGCAGATGGCTTGCACACGAGCGTCCTCTACGCTGTAGTCGTCTCCAGGAGAAACAACGTGCCGCTGAAAAGACTGACCAATCACAACGCCGTCTTCTACGATTCTTTGTGCAACTCGCACTTGAACACAAGCGTTTTCAAGAACTTCAATTTTGTCTACGACATTGATTTTTTCCAGCATGATTTTCTCCTTTAGGTGGTCATGTATGTGACTGTGCCAATGAACTGACTGAAATTTTTCCACAAGCTAGTGGCGTTGATTGGTGCGACTGAGTCCGCAGCGGCAGCGGCTGTTCTCATGTAAAGACTGTTTGTCCCATCAACAACAAAGCCACTGAAAATTGCCACATTTGAGGCAAGCGTGTTGAACTCTCCTAGCGCAAGCCCCGACCTAAAACCCTGCGATCCTGAAGCCGCCGAGAAAGGAAGCTGTTTCAGTCGTGCCTCGCCAGACATTGTTCCGACGTCAAAAATAATTACATCCCAAGATACGGTCACAAGCCTTCCTACTTTGGTGTACCGGCCTTCTTGGCGTTGGTAAATCTGACCGCTTTCGCTGATGCTTCCACCAAGAATAGGCAGCCAAGTCCCTTCTTCATAATCATCAAGCAACTCGCTCGTCATGCCAGCAACATGACTGTCTGCAGAAAAGTCGATGCCTTTCCCTGCTGTACCAATTACAAGGTTGCCATTGAATATGGTCTGATCGCCATACCTGGTTGACGGGTTCCCAACTGTTTTGAGCATTTATACCTCCGGTGTAAATTTGTGAATTGCTTAGGCTAAATCAATCCAAGACGTTCCGTTGTACCAAACGCCGTATCGAGTTGCGCTGCCCGTAATCCTGATAAGGCTTCCGGTTCTAACGGTCGCCGTCAAGGCCGTGTATGGCGTGGCGCTGCTTGACACCACGTTGTCGAAAAGAACATCGGTCGCCGTAGTGTTGAAGAAGTTGATTGCGGACGCGCCGATGGTGATGTCTTCGCCAGCAAAGTCTCTCACAATCACAGAACCAGTCACAGCATTGCCAGAAATCTCTAAGGTTGGCAGCGATCCATAGAATCTCTCTCCATCCAAAACAATTGAAGTTGCCGCCGCGTTGAAGTTTACTTTCAGATAGGCAACTGAGTAATACCTATTCTTGTGGAATGCGACTGATGTCGTTGTGCCAACTGAAACCGCGCTATAAATGTCGTTGTCCGTGACAGTGAGCTTGCCGGTTTGGCTGGCGCCATCCTTAGAAATGCTCTCTCCAGAACTGCTCTTGAGATAGTTGCCAAAAACGCTGTGCGTTGTATTCGTCAGAGCAGCAGAAACAATCTGGATGCAGTCGTCTGTCGTGTCAATTTTGTTGTTGTAAATCCGAACCTCGCCAGCGGCTGGAACGTTGTTGTTGGCCTGATAAACACCTACTGCATTTACTGCAGTCATGCGAATCAGGTTGTCGCTGATTTCAGCGTTGACAACATCTTTGAGCCAAATTCCTTTTGTCTCTGTGCTGCTGATGATGGTGTTGTCGCGCACGATCAAGCGCTGAATGAAGGTTCCGTTTGCGACAAGCTGGCTGACCCCTTGGCAAAAATTGCCTACGATTGCGACATCGCCAGATTGGGCCACCGTAATGAGGCCGTTCACAACGTTCCCGGTGACCTGAACAAAGTTCACACCCCACAAGTACATGGCATTGCACTTGTTGCCGCTAACGACAATGTTGTTTCTGACTCCGGTCTCTCCACTCAAAGGACTGATAAGGATTTGATTGAACTGGTTATTCGAGACAATGTGTCCGGTGTTGATGTAGTTAGACAAGTCAGATTCAATGTCTAAATTGCCAGTGCCGAAGTTGTCAGTCAGCGTAATGTCGGTGCCTTGCACCAATGCAATGTCTTGGCGGTTAACGTTGCTGATTCGGTTGCCTCGAATAAGCGCCTTGGTTGGAGGAACTGAAAATCCAGGGTTCAGCACAATCCACATGCCATCACCCTTGCACTCTTTGATGACGTTGTTTTCAATCAGGATGTTGCTGGTGTCACCCTCAAGGCGAATGCCATGCCACTGCCTCTCGTCAAATTCTCCAGGCGGACGGCTGGCGTCAATCAAACAGTTGCTGATCCCAGCATTGCTGCAAGTGGCAATGCTGACGACATAGACAAAGTTGGAGGTGCCAGCAATTGGGATACCCTTAAGGACGCTTCCTGTGCCTGTGCCAACGACTTGCACGTTGTCTTTCAAGAAGATGCCAAGCGTCAGCATGTTCACCATGAACGTGCCAGTCGGTACGAGTACCGTTCCACCACCTGCGGCAGAAACAGCGTCGATTGCAGCCTGAATTTCCGCAGTGTCGTCTGTGACTCCGTCTCCAACAGCACCGAAGTCTTGGATGCTGACGGTCTGCGCCAGCTTTGCCTCGACGTTGGTGGCCACAGCGTTTGTGAATGGAGGATCGTAAATCACATCCTCAGCGTTCACACCACTCACTACCACATCGCTGTAACGCTCAGTCGCAGTCGGTGCGCTGTATACCACGCTGCCATTGCGGTTCTGCACTTGGATGCTGTAGTCGCTGTTGACGTACAAGCGCACAGGCGTACCACTGTTGATCGGATAGCCACCGCGTGTGCGAATAGGCTGTGCTGCTGGGATCGTAAGCGCTGCATCCCAATAGACCGTGATTGGGTTGACGATGGGGGCCAAGTTGGCCACCCCAATCCAGACGTAGCCATCCTCAAGAGGCTGGCCATCGATGTCCGTGAAGATCGGGTAGGTGGGCTGGATGGAAAGTGCGGTCATTATTCGTTCTCCTGTTCAAATTGGCGTCCGGCTTGAATTGCACTCTGCAAGTACTGGACGCGCGCATCCAGAGATTGTGGCAGGTTGATCTCTTTTGCGAAATCACTGAATGCTTTGCTCATGGCCGTGCGACGGATGGCGGCCTGGGTTGGCTCGCCTCCCTTGGTGGCAGACTGCACAGCCAGTTCCTGGAACTCTGGCGAGGCAAACAGCTTGGATGCCTTTTGCACGCCAGCGCCCTTGGCAGCAGACATCCACTGCACGATGTCCGGTGCGATCAAGCCGCCACCAGGCACCAAGCTGGCCACGCCAGTGGCAGCACGCTGCGCCAGGCTGCTGGACATAACCCTGCCCATCAGGCTCTCGACCGCAGCCTCACCAAGAATCTGATTTGCCTTGCCGGTGGTAGGGATGCGAGCCTGTGCGTCGGCAATGCGCCTCGAAATCTCGTAGAGGTCACGCGAGGCACGGTCCCACTCTGGTCCCATGATCTTGACCATCTGGGAGTAAACAGGCGGGTTGGCGCGCAGGCCGCGATAGACCTTGGTGAACTCGGCAGGGCTGAAGACGGTCTCGGCAGCTCCTGCAGCCGCACGGCCTGCCGCCTTGCCAGCAGTGACGGACGCCAGCGCGGTGGCCAGCGTCTCCTTCTGCAGCTCTGCCGGCACCACCTTCATCAGACGGTTGAAGGCTGCGGCATCGCCCTTGGCGGCCGTGCTGATGGCCGTCTGCATGCGCTGAGCCACGCTGCCGTCGATCTCCTGGCCAAACGCACCGACGATGCGCTTTTCCAGCGCCTTCTGCT